AGCCAGCGATAATTCACGCTCCTGTGTGCCATTCATTGCATAGCGTATGACGTCAATCATCCATGCTGACAGGTTTTGATGAGCAAGTTGCCCGAGTGATTCGGATGTCTGGTCACGCAGCTGGTTGTCGCAGTGCCAGCACAACACCATCGCGCCGGTACCGTAACGATGTATGACGGTTTCGCTGTGGTGATAATCACCATGAGGCCACTGGCAGGATTTAACATGACGCAAGAGCCAGTCAGACAGTGCGCCAGCGCCGCCAGCAGCACGAATCACACGCTCATTGCTGAAAAATGGCAGTAATGATTTATCCTCCGCCAGCGGCTGGCGAACGGCAGGGACGACTCCGGACGGCAGACCGAGCATGCTTTTCGGTTCTGACTCCACCAGCACCCGGTGATTATGAAATACCTGCATGGACTCACGGCCCGGCTTAAGGACCACCAGCCCGAGTTCCGGTACCAGAACAGGTCGAAGCAATACCCGCACGTTACCTCCAGATCCGTTGCTGGAATGTGCGGGACGGACGCGGTGGGCGTTCGGAATAAGGGAGCCTGACTGAAATTATCCAGTGTCGGAAGTCAAGACTGAGGTCTTTCTGAAACTCGTAACCACGTCTGCGGTAGTTCTGAATCAGCCACTCTGCCTGTTCTTCAGTGCATGGGTCATGCTGGTACCAGTCATATTTGAATGCATGAGAACGCCGCCCGTGCCTGCTGGCAAAGGCGGCTGAATTATCAGAATTGTGTAATTTGGTCTTGTGCGCCATCTGTTTTCTCTGCTGGCGCAGCAGGTGCCAGTTGTTCAGGCTGGCGTGCGGCAATATTGTCTCTGATTTCTGTTGTCGTCAACAGGCAGCGTGCTATCATCGAATAGTGTTCTATCCTACTCCGTGAGGTTTACCATGCGTACAACCCAACAATTCAGCATTACATTAACTAACGAGATGGCTGACATGGTGCGCGCCCGTGTGGCTTCCGGTGCCTATGCTTCAGAAAGCGAGGTCATTCGTGAAGGGCTTCGCGCACTGAATGAGCGCGATAAAGCAATCGAAGCGTGGTTAACGCATTCAGCCGCCCCCTCTCTTGATTCTATCCGTGAAAATCCAAACAACGGACGCTCCATTTCACAGGTTCGCGCCGCGATTCGATCCGGGAAGTAATCTGCATGACATATGAAGTCATCATTACTCCTGAGGCCGAACAACAAATAATCAACCTGCACAGATATATAACGGAGAAAGCAGGGAACGTCATTGCTGACAATTATGCCAATGCGCTTCTTGATTATCTTGATGGGTTTTCTACATTCCCGCATCGGGGCAATAAACGCGATGATATTCGCCAGGGGATGCGGGTAACTCATTTCCGCCACAGAACGATTATTGCTTTTGCCGTTGATGGCAGAAAAGTCTTTATTGTCGGTATCTATCATGGTGGGCAAAGTTATGAAACCGATTTCTTATAAACTTTTACCCACATCATTCCGGTGTTAGAATAAACCGTCCGCCCCCTCTCTTACTGGCGGATTCGTAGGCTATATAAATCAAAGATCCCGGCTCATGTTTGTGTCGGGATCTTTTTTCGGCGATTTATCCCCAGCGGCAAATCGAATACACCACCAGCGCCACCGCCATTGCAATTCCTACCGTTGTGAATGCCTCAGGCCAGGTCATCGTAAAATATCATCTTCCACGCTTATCAGTCCGTTCCGCTCCAGATAACTCATCGCCTTATCCGGTAATTTGCAGTCTGACTTCGCTTTCCTCAGTTGCCAGGTTAACTGCTTTACCAGCATGGTTAACTCATCGACCAGACGCTGATATCCCACTGGTTTGTATTCATGCAATTTACCGGCTGGCTCTGCTGCCAGCGATGCCAGTGCGATTTCCAGAACAGCAATATCCATCTTATATGTGCGGATGATGTCATGGTCGATTGTGCCCGGTATGCACAGTCTCTGTGCTTCAATAGTCTCCTCTGCGTGAGCTATTAACTGCTCTCTGGTAAAAGTGGTCATGCTGTAGCCCCTTCTTGATATTTTTCAAACCAGAACACAACCGGGTCAGATTTCATTTCAACCAATCCCATACGAACCAGCGCTTTGCCTTTCCCGGACGCAAGGAATTCACGACGACCATCACTGATAATTCGCCGATAATCTTCCAGGCTACTGCAATGCTTGTGCAGATTGCATGGGTGGCATGCCGGAACCATGTTGGATATATCGTCACGTTCCTGGTGAAGCATATTTCCATCAAAACGAATGACCGGTTTGACATGGTCTGCATGCCACTTTTCGCCAAGTTCGCAGCCGCAATAAGCGCAGCGACCACCGAACTTCATGCGCAGTTCTGCGCGTTGTTTTTTCGTCAGTGCCATATCAGCTTTCCTTATATGGGTTGATTTTGTTGTGCAGTGTGTTGAACGACGCCCATACAACGTCGGTATACAATTCAATAACTGGCTCAATTATTTTCCCAATTCCCCATACCAGAATTAACGGGGATATCGGTATCATCAACACGATAAACAGAATGAGAAACAAGAGTTCTATAGCCCTGCTTCTTCGCAGATATTCTTTTCTGAATAATGTAGCCATTTCTTACCGCCCTTTCGGGCTGCCTCCTGATGTTCTGAGGGTACAGAAATCCCTCCGGTTAAGGATTAAATTTTTAACACTACTAAATTTAATTATTCAGTTCTGGATTTTGTCGCCCTGCGTATCCGCGCTTTCGCGTTACGCTCAATCTGAATTAACTTTTCTATATTTTTCCGCCTTTCCCGTTCCTCCTGGCGCAAGAGCCTTACATCATCTGCCAGTCTGGTTTCTCTTTTCGCCACAGAGAGCATCCAGTCAAATGGCTCCACAACCGCACCGCAGATTTTGCATCGGACCTGACGCTCTTTTTCATCAACCCGGACAGAAGCGTGATGGCAATATGGTCTTTCCGATGGCTCATAAAGAAAATTAACCTGATTACGCGGGTCATCCTCTTTTACAGGAAATAAAACAATATTACTTAACTCATCTTCTGGTTTTATTTCCACGTCACTCTCCTTTGATGCAAATGCCTGCAACACGCAGTGCCTGGTAATTAATTTCACTCACTGATTACCTCCTGAAAAATAACTGCATGCCCCAGCTTCTCCGCCAGTGCCAGCTCTGCCTTAGCGCCTGCTGACCGCTGCCAACCTTTCAGCATGTAAATCGCATCCACACAACGAATCATTGCCATGCAGATATCCATGTAGTGTGGCTGTGTCAGCCCGTCCGGAAGTACTGCCGGGTTTAAGACTGTATACCCTTCCCGCTTCAGCTCCTCTTCCGCCTTGTGAAATGCCTCACGGTTGAAATTTTTATACCCGGTCATCAGCCCTGCAATATAAACCCTCATATCGTTGATCCGTTATTACCCCTGTAAAACACCAAAACTCGCTGCATAACCTCACTCTTCCGGCACTCGCGACAGATTATGTTCAGACGTCTGTCATAGCGACGTATCTCTCCGTCTGGTAATGACCAGATAAGGTCCGGATCAACCACAGATGGTTTCTTCAGCTTTGCCCTCGAGAGTTTTTTGCGGGCGTTTTGCCAGTCCTTACGAGCCTGTTCAGACGGGAATAACCCGTAGCCGGAGTTGTATACATCGCCACTGGCAACCAGTTCTCTGGCCAGAACGCTCATCAGATATCTTGTTGCCCCGGTTTTAGCTTCCAGTTGTCGTAACGTCTCGCGCCCACTCTGGCGTACGAGTTCAACAACCTGCCCTTTAATTTTTTCCCGCTCTTCTTGTGTAAAAACTTTTGCCACAAGTCCTCCTGAAAATTACCTCATGACCTGAAATAAACACTTACCCCCTGAAGCCCGGTGGAATTTCGGTGTCCGGTTCAGAAATGTGATTCACACAACGCTGTACAGGCGAACGCCCCAGGCGGATGACCAGTTCGTCCCATTTTTCGCGGAGCTTTGACGGGCTCATGATGTTTTTTACCCAGAATGGATCCCGCTGTACCCGCCCAAACATTTCGCAAATTTGTCTGTGAGTTCTGCCATCCAGCATCCGCATTGTGCGCACGTCATTGGCCCACGCGGTCCAGTTTGGTTCTTTCGGTCGAGTGATCTCGCCATCATCGCTGGCTGCCTGCTCGTAAAGACTCACGATTCGTCCCCAGATCCACTGTGCGCACGCCAAATCTTCCTGACTTCCCCACTGGCGTTTTTTCGCACTGAACACAACCGCGTCAGGGTGTCGGGTTAAAAAATCCTGTTCAGCCGTCTGCGGGTCCGGTTGCGAAGCGTCCGGACAAGAAGATCTTTTATCTGACGGATCAGATTTTAATACTGACGGATCGGGGTCAATCATCGCCCCCCTAACCGACCGTTTTTTATCAACGGTTGATCCATCAAAATTTGACGGGTCAACCGTTAACGGGTCATTTTTTGCCGGGCTAATTTTTCTTTTCGGTTTATATGCCTCTCGCGCTGCCGCTGCTGCAGCTTCGAGTTTTTCCACATTAAGCCGGTAGATATTGCTTACGTTACGTCCACCAACCTTACGCTCTTCCTTTGTCAGCCAGCCGCTCTTTTCCAGTTCCGCTATCGCCGCTTTAACCGTTGATTCACTCTTTGCCCCAATCTGACGACGAATGGTCTCTACTGCAGGCCATGACACACCTTCATCATTGCTGTAGTCTGCAAGACGAGCCATCACTGCCACCCTGGATAAGATCATGCCGGTGAAGGCGCACCCTTCCCAGACAAGACCATGAAGCTTGCTGCTCATAAAAAACCCCGAACACCGTGCTTTTAGTGCATCACCACGGCATTTCCTGCCGGGCCACCGCGATTAATCTGGTTGAAACCAGTAATTGCCACCGCAATAAAATCATCTGCATCCCTCACCAGCCGCTCCCGCGTCTCCAGCAGTTCCCGAAAATAGGCTGAACTGTGACTGCGCATTCGGGCCACCAGCAGAGGCGGCATTGCCTTTTCGATCGCAGGTAACAACGCCTGAATTTTTTCAACAGCATCAGGGGTATCTTTCTCTACCCAGCGGAAAATTTTCTGGGTATTGCGAGCCAGGGCTTCGGGATGGCTGTCGTCATACAGTTCCGGGAACGTCATTCCCAGTTCGAAATACGCTTTGGTAATTTTCGCAGCCGGTACTTTTTCGCCATCAGGATGCGCCCAGGCATTCATCGCCATGCGGATGTGTTCATGCTTGATTTTCATGAATCAACTCCATCAGATAAGCATGCTCTACAATCACCTTCAGCATGAACTACATGCGTTTGCCCCAAACGAATGCCGCTCGCATACTCAGGCCAAATAAGCTCCCAATCATGGGGTCGTAGCTCCGCCCTACTTACTTGGCCTTCCGTCGCAGATTCGATCATAAGGGCGCGGGTTGGAGATATAGCTGCTCGTCCAGACGCCATTTGCGATAAGTAAGATGGCGATACACCTAGTCTGGCCGCGAATTTCTTAGCATCACCAACCCTCAATGATTTAATAAACTCTTTTAATGTCATACCTTCCTCGGTTTAGTGTTTTTTTGCGAGTTTAGTGTTTAATAAACCATTAAGTCAAGTATTTGCTTGTTTAGTGATTACTAAAGATAATTACCACATGCAAAAAAAAGAAATTCGCCGTTTACGTCTCAAGGAGTGGTTTAAAGATAAAACTCTGCCACCCAAAGAGAAGAGCTACCTATCTCAACTAATGAGTGGGAGAGCCTCGTTTGGAGAAAAGGCTGCCAGAAGAATAGAGCAAACATACGGGATGCCGGAAGGGTATCTGGATGCGGAATACGCAGAACAACCGGAGGTTTCTCCACCACATGCAGGGTTAACGTCTAATCAACTGGAATTATTGCAGATTTTTTCAGCCTTCCCTGAGGATGAGCAACGCCAGATAATCAACGAGTTAAAGCAGAAAAAAGAATCAATGGAAGATCTCATAGCGAGATGGATTGCGGCGCAAAAATGCCGCCGCGCCTGAGTTATAAAACCGGAGGAAACATGAATAGAGCCCTTTCACCAATGGTTTCTGAATTTGAAACCATTGAACAAGAAAACAGTTACAACGAATGGCTGCGTGCGAAAGTAGCAACGAGCCTTGCAGATCCGCGCCCAGCAATTCCCCATGACGAAGTTGAGCGCAGAATGGCAGAACGCTTTGCTAAAATGCGGAAGGAACGGAGCAAGCAGTAAAATGTTACCCGTGTTATGGCTTGAAAGCGCAGATACCGACCTAGATGATATAACTAGTTATATTGCTCGTTTCGACATAGATGCGGCTGAACGCTTATGGCAGCGATTAAGGGGTTGTGTGCTGCCATTATCCGAACATCCGTATTTATACCCACCAAGCGACAGAGTACCTGGCTTGCGTGAGATTGTGGCCCACCCTAACTATATAATTCTATACCGCGTAACAACATCAAGCGTTGAAGTAGTAAACGTGATCCACGCAAGACGCCAGTTTCCCTAACTTTCACTACCAATAGAAACATAACAACCGCAACGACTTTATCAAAAGCGTTGTGTTTGTTACGCCCCGCGGTTTAGTTTTTGCTTGACTTAAGTTTAATGTTTATTAAACTAAAGATACCAACCCACCCCGCCCCACAGAACGCCGGGCAATACTTCGAGTTACCAGGCAGTGGTCAGGGGTCAATGTAGCCAGCCCGAGGCATTCGAAAGTGACGGCGGGGTTCAACTTTTAACTATGCAGCAGGTTTTTGTTCCGCTACCCCGGCGTTAAGGGGAAATGAGGTCAGCATGGATACTATCGATCTTGGCAACAACGAATCTCTGGTGTGCGGCGTGTTCCCAAACCAGGACGGTACGTTCACCGCGATGACGTATACCAAAAGCACCACGTTTAAAACCGAATCTGGCGCGCGTCGCTGGCTGGAAAGAAACTCAGGTGAGTGATATGGATTTCGACGCAATCATGGAAAAGGCTTACGAAGAATACTTCGAAGGCCTTGCCGAAGGCGAAGACGCTCTCAGCTTTAGTGAGTTTAAAGAGGCGCTTTCCAGTTCGGCAAAATCTAACGGCTAATAAGCGAAACAGCACCGCGAGGAATCATTATGCAGAAACCAGAACCCATCATCATCGCACCAGGCTATACCGATGATGAGATTTATGAGTGGATGAAACAAAAAGTTAAGGCTGCGCAGGACCTGAAATGGGTCAATGATTCCAAGACGCTACAGGCCAAAAAAAATGGCCGAACTGGACCAGAGCATCGCCAGCCTGACAGAAGCGGCGGCATTAAATGTTGCCAGAATGGTTAAGTATCCGAGTGAATAACTGACTGATGAGGTTGACGATGGAATTTAAAGATTTACCAATACCATTCCAAGAAATGGCATCGAATATAGTTCGTTCTCAACTGGCGACTCTTGACCTTAGTACCGTAGAAAAAGAAACCATCGATACTATATCCGGTAACGTGCGTCGTGCCTTTATCGGGCTGTACGAAGAGAAGCAGCTCTCTGATAACCAGGATTTACATGAAAAATACTTCCTGGAATTAATGGACATCATTGATAAGGGGTTTGGCTTGTTAATGAAAAAGAAAGGGATTCGAATAGACCCCCTTGAAAATTACTTTGCAACAAAAAGCATTAATTCTTTTGATTCAAAACAAGAGAATTAATTACAGATTTAACATGCTCTTTCTCATGATTGAAGCTCTCATGATTGAAAGTGCCGGGTTGAAGCGAGTCGATATAATCAACAAGACTCTGTCGTACGACTTCATTTTTATCCATAACAGATGCAAGAAATGAAATTGCTAAAAGAGTTATATCACTACGCGCCGCAGCATGCTGCAATGCTTTATCAAAATTATTAATCTGGCGTATCAGGGAGTTAATGATTTCATCATTTTCAGTCGACATTTCACCCTCCTGAGGGTTGGTGATTAAGGAGTTCTCCACGGGTGAGGTGGAGTGCGTGCGCCGGACACGGGTGAGCATCCGGCACTGACAGTTTACTGAAAGGATATTTCCCTGAAAAGTCAGACCATAACGCGAAAGCGCACGGCGAGGTAGCTGGTTCATAGACAGCCTGTCGTTAAATTTTCGTCGACCGTGCGCTTCCGGTTGTGGCACTCCGCGAAATGGCGCGGCGGTAAGTATGGCGGGGTTATTCCTTCCCCGTTGAGGACACCGGGTTGTCAGGTTGACCATACGCTTAAGTGACAACCCCGCTGCAACGCCCTCTGTTATCAATTTTCTGGTGACGTTTGGCGGTATCAGTTTTACTCCGTGACTGCTCTACCGCCCTTTTTAAAGTGAATTTTGTGATGCGGTGAATGCGGCTGAGCGCACGCGGAACAGTTAAAACCAAAAACAGTGTTATGGGTGGATTCTCTATATCCGGCGTTAATTGTTAACTGGTTAACGTCACCTGGAGGCACCAGGCACCGCATCACAAAACTCATTGTTGAGGGCGCGATAATGAAAATGTTATTACCAAACGTTAATACGTCTGAAGGTTTTTTTGAAATTGGTGTCACTATCAGTAATCCTGTATTTACTGAAGAGGCCATTAACAAAAGAAAACACGAACGGGAGTTATTAAATAAAGTATGCATTGTTTCAATGCTGGCCCGTTTACGTCTGATGCCAAAAGGATGTGCACAATGAATCCAGTATTTGCACTTATTCTGACGATTTTTCTTGTTTCCGGAGAGCCAGTTGATATTGCAGTCAGTATTCACAGAACAATGCAGGAATGTATGGCAGCAGCAACCGAACAGAAAATTCCAGGCAACTGTTATCCGGTCGATAAAGTTATTCACCAGGATAATAACGAAATCCCGGCAGGATTTTAAAACAGCACAGTAATAAACATCCAGTTTCATTCTTATATGTCAGCAATGGCAGAGATTTGTTCACCCTTAAATCTGTGATGAGGTTTATCAATAATGAGCACTGATAAAGAAGAATTTGCACTATATTGCGAAGCAAAAAATGACAAAGTAAGAAAACGCCTGGGAATTAAAGGTGGTTTTTACTGGACTACAGCAAAAAAATTATCTGTTGCAATCTCCCGCTGCATTACCGCAATGGATGACAACGATTATGATGAAGACGACTTTAAAAAACCCGTCCGCGTCAATTTGCCCGTTGTTGATGACCTCCCGCCAGAAGGCGTGTTTGATACGGAATTCTGCAACCGCTATGAAAAAGGCGGGAAAGATGGCATCACAATGACATTTATCGGCCCTTCCCCCTCTGTTCAGGACAAACCAGCAAGCACTGACAATACCAACGTCAACGGCGAAGACATGACTGAGATTGAGGAGAGCATGCTCCTGCCTGTTTCCGGTCAGGAACTGCCCATTCGTTGGCTTGCTCAACACGGCAGCGAAAAACCAGTAACGCACGTTTCACGCGACGAACTCCAGACATTACACATTGCACGAGATGAAGAACTACCGGCAGTTACTGCCCTGGCTGTTTCCCACAAAACCAGCCTGCTCGACCCGCTGGAAATTCGCGACCTCCACAAACTGGTGCGTGATACTGACAAAGTTTTCCCTAATCCGAAAAATTCAGATTTTGGGATGATGACCGCTTTTATCGAAGCATACCTGGACGCTGACTACACCGATCGCGGTCTGCTGACAAAAGAGTGGATGAAAGGGAATCGTGTTTCGCGTATCACCCGCACGGCTTCCGGTGCTAATGCTGGCGGCGGGAACCTTACCGATCGCGGCGACGGTTTCATCCACGATCAGGCATCACTGGCACGCGACGTAGCCACTGGCGTACTGGCCCGTTCAATGGACGTGGACATCTATAACCTTCATCCTGCACACGCTAAACGTGTCGAGGAAATTATCGCTGAAAATAAACCGCCCTTTTCTGTTTTCCGCGACAAATTCATCACCATGCCTGGCGGGCTGGATTATTCCCGCGCCATCGTGGTTGCATCCGTGAAAGAAGCACCAATTGGTATCGAGGTCATCCCTGCGCATGTCACTGAATATCTGAACAAGGTACTTACTGAAACCGATCATGCCAACCCTGATCCGGAAATCGTGGATATTGCCTGCGGTCGATCCTCTGCCCCGATGCCGCAGCGTGTAACAGAAGAAGGAAAACAGGATGATGAAGAAAAACTGCAACCATCTGGCGCAATGGCAAATGAACAGACAACGCCTGAAGCAGTGGAACCGGATGCAACTGAACATCATCAGGACACACCGTCGATAGATGCTCAGCCACAGGTAAATTCTGTTGATGCGAAATACCAGGAACTGCGGGCAGAACTCCACGAAGCCAGAAAAAACATTCCGCCCAAAACTCCGATCGATGCGGACAAATTACTGGCAGCATCACGTGGTGAGTTCGTTGAAGGGATTAGCGACCCGAATGATCCGAAATGGATTCCCGGTCATCACATCCCCTCAAATGAAGTTAAAAAAACGGAAAATGATGAACAGCAGACAGAAGAAAAACTGCATCAGAACAGCGAACCGGAAGAAGGAAAAGTTTGTACCGCCTGCGGTCAGGCTGGCGGGGGTAGCTGCCCTGATTGTGGTGCGGTAATGGGCAACACAACATACCAGGAAACATTCAATGGAGAAAATCAGGCTGAATCTCAGGAAAAAAATCCGGAGGAAATGGAAGGCAATGAACATCTTCATAAGGAGGACGCTGGCGGTGATCAGTATCACGCCAGCGATAATGAAACTGGCGAGGCGGCAGATCACCCAATTAAGGTGAACGGTCATCATGAAAGTACATCCACCAGCAGAGCGGGTATTCATCTGATGATCGACCTTGAAACGATGGGAAAAAATCCCGATGCCCCAATTATCTCAATAGGTGCAATATTTTTCGATCCGCAAACCGGAGATATGGGACCGGAATTTAGTAAGACCATCGATCTGGAAACAGCTGGCGGAGTCATTGATCGTGACACCATTAAATGGTGGCTTAAGCAATCACGCGAGGCGCAATCTGCCATTCTGACCGATGAAATCCCGTTAGATGATGCACTACTGCAATTGCGTGAATTTATCGCCGAAAACTCCGGTGAATTTTTTGTTCAGGTCTGGGGAAATGGAGCCAACTTCGACAACGTGATTTTACGCCGTTCATACGAACGACAGGGTATCCCCTGCCCCTGGCACTACCACAACGATCGCGATGTATGCACAATCGTTGAGCTGGGGAAAGCCATAGACTTCGATGCCAGAACGGCTATCCCATTCGAAGGTGAGCGCCATAATGCACTTGATGACGCTCGTTACCAGGCAAAATACGTTTCAGCTATCTGGCAAAAACTGATCCCGAGTCAGGCTGATTTTTAATGTTCAACCGTCGCCAGTTGTCGTTGGTATTCTGCAACTGGCGCGTTCCGGAGTGATAGCCATGAGCGAACAGTACCTGATAACGCTCGATGAGTGGAAGCCAAAACGGTTCAGTCTCCCAATAACAAACACTACCCTGGTGAAATACGGAAAACTAGGATACATCGTTCCAAGACCACAAAAAATTCGTGGGCGTTGGCTGATAGATCGCCGAGCAGTATTTGTTGGACCTGGTGAAACGGGAATTGCGCCGGAAATTCATACTGGCGATGATGATACACTGAAGGAGATTTTAACTCATGTCACCGAGGCCACGAAAAAACAGCACTGACGTAGCCGGTCTTTACGAAAAGTTTGATCGCAGAACTGGCAGAGTTTACTACCAGTATAAAAATCCTGTGACTGGAAAATTTCACGGACTCGGAACAGACAAAGGTAAGGCAGAAAAAATCGCTTCCACAGCCAATCAGCGAATAGCTGCAGCAGAAGCTGAATATTTCATGCGCAAAATTGATGAAAGTCCGTCAGCAACAAAACGTCGGGGTATCAGATTAAAGGCATGGGTTGATCGATATCTGAAAATACAGGACACGCGACTGAAAAATGGAGATATTGCAGCTACAACTCACAAAGAAAAAACTCGAATGGCTGCATACCTGGTTTCCCGTCTGGGAAACCACCCATTGAAAGAACTGGAAGTAAGAGACTTTGCATTAATACTGGATGAGTGGCTGGATAAAGACATGGTCAGCACAGCGAGAGTAAATCGCGGATTATGGGTTGATATTTATAAAGAAGCACAGCATGCAGGGGAAGTTCCTCCTGGATGGAATCCTCCGGAGGCTACCCGTAAACCGATCCCTAAAGTAACCAGAGCCAGGCTCCCCCTGGAAGACTGGCAAAAAATTTACAACGCAACGCCTGAAAAACACTTTATCCGTAACGCAATGCTTCTTGCGATTGTTACTGGTCAGCGCCGTGATGACATTTGCCACATGCGTTTTTCAGATGTGTGGAACGAACACTTGCATATCACCCAGGGAAAAACCGGAATGCGTCTGGCGTTACCGCTTACACTACGCTGTGATGCCATTGGGATAACGTTAAAAGAAGTTATTGATGGGTGCCGAGACCGAATATTAAGTCCATATCTAATCCATAGTCGGCACCAGAAACAACCAAAGCCGATGAGTAAAGACAACCTGAGCGACTACTTTGCCAAAGCACGGGATCTGGCTGGGATAATTCCACCAGCAGGAAAAACTCCGCCAACATTTCATGAACAACGCTCTCTATCAGAACGGCTGTACCGTGCACAGGGTATCGATACAAAAACATTACTAGGACATAAAGTCCAGGCAACCACCGATCGCTATAACGATACTCGAGGTCAGGAATGGGTTAAGTTGGTTATTTGA